AAGGCTACAAACCAACTCCTGGCAAAAAACCGTACACCAAAGGTTCGTGCCAACCGATTGAAGAAGTAAAGAAAGAATATCAAAGTCCTGCTGGTGGCTTGAATGCAAAAGGGCGCGCATACTTCAAAAGAACAGAAGGTTCTAATTTACAAGCACCAGTGACTGGTAAAGTTAAACCAGGAAGCAAAGCAGCCAAACGTCGCAAAAGTTTTTGTGCACGCTCTCGTGGATGGAACGGTGAGCGTGGGAGGGCTGCTAGAAGAAGATGGAAATGTTGAGTTTCAAAAAATTCATAATGGGCGTCTCCGAAGAAAGAAACTCACTATCTGTGCAGTCAACAATGCGAGCAATTGATTCTCAATCGGATAGATATCAAAGACAATTCAATCATCCAAATGCTCCAAAACACATTCCATTGAAAGGACATAAGGGAGCAGTTTCTGATCACTTTTGGGACACCTATAAGGAACGAACACCAGAGTTGGGCGCTTACAAAAAACGAACATTTAAACTAGGCGATCTCACGCCATCCCAACCAAATGTCCACATAAACAAACTTTCCGTAATGAGAAAAAAGCTTTTGCGTCCAAAATTGAGACCACGCAAAGCAAAAGATGAAATTCGCATCGCATCATTGACTGGTGAAGATGGCGTTAAAAGACATTTTGTATTGAATGGACACCATTCGCTTTATGCATTGGCTGTGCGTCATGGGCCAGATCATGCCGTCAGAGTAAAACACGTAGACTTGGATGAACACGAATAATGGATACAAATTATGGTGGTTACAGGGGTTCGAGCAATCTAAAAAAAGCCAACACGATTATACCCTGGTCAGAAGAAAGAATTGCAGAACTGCAAAGATGCGCTGCTGATCCGATTTACTTTGCAGAAAACTACATGCAAGTCGTTCACGTTGATCGTGGTCTCGAACAAATACGTCTGTATCCATACCAAAGAGAAATCATTCAATCAGTACACGAAACAAATGCTGTTGTTGCCGAATGTGCCAGACAGAGCGGAAAGGCGCTTCCTCTAGACACTCCAATACCAACACCCAATGGTTGGACTACTATGGGCGATTTGCAGCCAGGAGATCGGCTGTTTGATGAAAATGGAAAGCCAACAACCGTAAAATCCATCTCCAAAACATTTTATAATCACGATTGTTACAAGATAACATTTGATGATGGTACTTCCGTCAAAGCAGATGCAGAACATTTATGGGTTGTTGAACGAGCAAATCCAAGCAAACGCTCCATCAAGAAAAAACAATTGACGACAGAACAACTATTCGAATCTGAATTTATCAAGGAAGATTCACGAGGAAAGTTTGTTTCGCGATGGAAAATAGCTCTTGCTGGTGCTGTTGAATATGAACCACAAGAAATAAAAATTGATCCATATCTTCTTGGGGTTTGGTTGGGTGATGGGCACACAGATTGTGGAAGAATAACATGTCACATAGATGATCTTCCCTTCTACAAAGAACAATTTTCATATAAATTTTCTGACAATGCAGAAACAAGAAATCCTAATGTTTACACAGGAACTCTTTATGGTTTAGTCACTGAACTGAAAGAATATGATCTGATTGGTTCAAAATACATTCCGCGATGTTATCAGTACAATTCAATTGATGTTCGCCTTGCTCTATTACAAGGACTGATGGATTCCGATGGAACAGTAGAAAAAAATGGTAGGAACTGTCTGTGTTTTTCTTATAGTAAGAATTCAAAACTCATTGAAGGAGCACATGAACTTCTATTGGGTCTCGGTTTAAAGGTACAGAGAAAGGAATATCCAAGCACAAATTCAGTTCGCCTATATTTCAATTGTCCTCGATCCAAGTTTGATGTGTTTCGTTTACCAAGGAAGCTGGAAAAACAGCAAATTGATAATCCGAGAAAATACCACACTAACTATAGATACATTCGAAACATTGAGAGAATAGACTCCGTTCCTACTAAATGCATCGAAGTGTCGAATGATTCACACCTATTCTTGTGTTCGCGTTATTTTATACCAACACACAACACGACAGCAATCACGGCGATCATTCTGCATTATGTCATATTCAACCATCACAAAAACGTTGCCATTCTTGCCAACAAGGCAGAAGTGTCGCGTGAAATTCTGGCGCGAATAAAGCTCGCATACGAGCATTTACCTCAATGGCTACAACAGGGTGTGGTAGAGTGGAATAAGGGCTCCATCGTCCTAGAAAACGGTTCTAGGATCATGGCAACAGCCACTAGCTCAAACAACATTCGTGGCTTTGCAGTGAACATGCTCTTCATCGACGAAGCGGCGTTTATTGAAAATTGGGATGAATTCTTCACATCGGTGTATCCAACGATTTCATCAGGCGAAACAACCAAACTCATTCTTGTTAGTACAGTCAACGGACTAAATCACTTTCACAAAGTCACGCAGCTTGCAAGACAGAAGAAAAATCGCTTCAAGCTGATTTCTGTCACCTGGAAAGATGTTCCTGGTCGTGACGAAAAGTGGCGCGAACGTACACTTGCTGACATGAACTATGACTATGAAAAATTCGCACAAGAATATGAAAACGAATACTTGGGTTCCTCTGGAACTCTCATAACTGGCTCTAAGCTGAAACAACTTGTAGAAGGAATCGAACTTCCTTCTCATGATGTTTTGGGCCTTAAAGTGTACGAGCAGTACAAGAAAGGGGATGAGTATGTTATGGTTTGCGATGTTTCGAGGGGCAAGGGTATAGACTACTCTGCCTTTCAGCTAATCAATATATCAAAAATGCCATACAGACAAGCGGCTGTTTTTCGAAATAACATGATAACACCAATTGAATTCACGGAAATCATCAATCGTTTTGGACGCATGTATGGCGATTGTGCCGTTATGATCGAGGTAAACGATATCGGCGCACAAGTAGCAGATTTGCTATTCTTTGATTATGAATACGAGAATATGTTGTTTACAGCAACACAAGGCTCTCGTGGCAAAACAGTCACCACCAGTTTGAGAAAAACCACAGACAAGGGAGTTCGTACAACGCTTCCTGTAAAGAACATAGGCTGTTCAATTCTCAAATTGCTGATAGAACAAGATCAACTTCTACTGTACGACGAAAATACAATTCATGAGTTAGCAACGTTTTCGCAAAAGGGAAAATCCTACGAAGCGGAAGTAGGCAAGCACGATGATTTGGTAATGTGTTTGGTTCTCTTTGCGTGGTTAACAGAACAGCAGTATTTCAAAATGCTCACTGATCTGAATACTTTGATGGGCATTCGAGAACGTGAGCAAAAGGAATTGGAAGATGAATTGCTGCCAATAGGATTTGTCGATAGAGGTATAGCAGAAAACAGAAGCTTGGATTTGGAGTTGAACTTGCACAAAGATGAAAACTGGCAAATAGCCGACTGAAAACGCCATTTTGATAAATACAAGAACAAATACACTAATGTATGTCCTCTAAAAATATAGGGAGAAAAGAAAAATGGCTACTTCACTCATTTCACCGGGTGTAGAGGTTCGTGAAATCGATCTCACAACTATCGTACCTAGTGTGTCTACTACAGAATGTGCCATTGCGGGTGTTTTTCGTTGGGGACCAGTTGACGAAAGGGTTTTGATTGATTCAGAAGTCAAACTCGTAAGTCGATTTGGCAAACCAAATAGCAGCAACTACGAAACTTGGTTTACTGGTGCTTCTGCGCTTGCGTATGGTAATAAGCTCTGGACAGTTCGTGTTGGTAATACTGCTGGTCTTTCACCTTCTGTCACAGCCAACGTCCAAACAGGCAACGCAACAGTAACTCTATCAACCGGCAATACGCAATACCTCGAAGCGGGGATGGTAGTCATTTCATCTGCCAACGCTGGTCTTAGTGTTGGTGCAACAATTGGCAGCGTTTTGAACTCTACCGCTTTTACTCTTTCGGCTAACAGCGGTGCTATTGCCACCAAAACAGAAGATGCTATTCAATTTCGCTCGAACACTCTTTTCTCTGCTGTTGGTAACACTGGACCAGTTGCAAACCTGGAATATTCAACGATTGTCAATGAAGCAGATTGGCTGAGTAAAGAAGGCAACATCGACACCGATGTCAAGTACATTGCACGACATCCTGGTGAATATGGCAACTCGTTGCGCGTCTCTGTTTGTGGCAACTCAGCCGGTTTCACTTCAACAATCAATCTTGCTTCATATGGCGCACCTGCTCGTTTTCAAGCCAACACAAACTCCAACACGGCCCTGATCTCGATTGCTGGTGCAGCAAACGCAGACAACGTGACAAATGCTACAGCACTTGCTGCATTGCTGAATACAACGGACTTGATTAAGTTTGGCAACACAACACTTGGTGAACAGTATATGAAAATTACTGCCATCACCAATGCTGCATCGTTTACTACATATGGAACAACAGAAGTTGATGTTGATATCACGACAACGGTTGGCAACACCACAGTTGTTGCAAACAACACAACGTCGCTTGCTGCTGGCATGGAATTGACTTCTGGTAATAACAGCCTCACCGGCCTGATTATCACATCTGTGACCAACGCAACAGCCTTTGTTGTCGATTCTGCTCCTATCGTCGCTGTCTCGACAGATGCAATGACTATTTCGCCACGTCTGACGCTGCAAGTTGATTTTGAAGATCGTTTCACTCGTGCAACGAACTATACGTTCAACTCTGCGAATGCAACCACGCGAACCTTCAATCGTTATTGGGAATTCTACAATTTCATTGATGTTGCTCCTGGTCAATCTGATTACAATCGCGCATTTGGTAACTCTTCTGCCAATGATGAAATTCACCTTGTTGTTGTTGACGAAGGCGGCAAATTCACTGGTGTTCCTGGCAGCGTTCTCGAAACGTATAGCTCTGTGTCGATTGCAACCGACGCGAAAAACACGGATGGTTCTGGAAACTACTACAGGAATGTCGTCAACGATCAATCGGAATACGTTTGGATTCCGAACGATCTGAGTGGTATTACTTCAAACACCGCTGTCAATGTAACATCACCGACTATTGATGTCCTTTCTGTACGATTGGCACATGGTGCTGATGGCAAAGACGAAAGCAATATCGAAATCGGTGAATTGACTGGTGGTTATGATAAGTTTCAATCAAAAGAAGACGTTGAGGACATTTCGCTTGTTCTTCAAGGCAAAGCTCGTTCTTCAACCCTGGCAAACTATCTGATCGATAACCTTTGTGAGTATCGCAAGGATTGTATTGTTCTCATTTCACCACAACGCGGTGATGTTGTTAACAATCCGAATAACGAACTCGATGCAGTCAAGACTTTCCGAAACCTACTTCGCTCGACATCATATGGTGTTTTGGATAGTGGTTATAAGTACATGTTTGATCGATACAACGATCAATATCGTTGGGTTCCTCTCAATGGTGATACTGCTGGTCTGTGCGTTCGTACTGATCGAACAACCGATCCATGGTATTCACCAGCCGGTTTGAATCGTGGTCAAATCAAAAACATTGTTCGACTGGCATGGAATCCAAGCAATGCAGATCGCGATGAACTTTACAAAAATGGAATCAACCCTGTTGTGACGTTCAAGCGTCAAGGAACTGTTCTGTTTGGTGACAAGACATTGCTCAGCAAACCTAGTGCTTTTGATCGCATTAACGTTCGTCGCTTGTTTATTGTTCTCGAAAAAGCAATCTCACGCGCATCGAAATATACACTCTTCGAATTTAACGACGAATTTACTCGTCTGCAATTCAAGAATTTGGTTGTTCCGTATCTGCGTGATATTCAAGGCCGACGAGGCATTACTGATTTCCTTGTGGTTTGTGACGAAACCAACAACACACCAACCGTTGTTGATCGAAACGAATTCATTGGGGATATCTATGTGAAACCTGCTCGCTCGATAAATTTTATACAACTGAACTTCATTGCAGTGCCTACTGGTGTTGCGTTCAGCGAAGTGGTGAACCAGTTCTAACAGGATACATTATGATTATAGATGATTACGTTGAAATAACCATAGTACCAGCCAATCAAAAGTATTGGCTGGGTCTTGGTTATGATATACCAAAAGTTGGTGGCCGTGCTAATGTTAACGGCCACCACAAACTGAAGGTAAAGGTTTCTGATTTGCCGCCAAAGTCTAACGTTCGCGTTAGATGTAAATGTGATAATTGCCATGTGGAATACACCAATAGGTATGCTAGGACCAAAGATTTCAACTTTTGTTCCGATTGTCATCGAGTTTTAATTGCTATTGGTAATGACTATGGCAAAGCAAATAAAGGCAAATCACTACCACACATGAGTGGTGAAAATCATCCCAGGTGGAATCCTGATAAAAAAGAATTTCAAGAGTATGCAAACAGAGTACGATGGCTCACAGAAAAAACGTACAGAAAAAACAGAAGTAAGATAAACCCAAAGAATTACCCAAGAACACTATGTGGCATTGAAGGTGGCTATCAGTTAGATCATAAGATTTCCGTGAAGGAAGGCTTTGATAAAAACATAACTCCCGAAGAAATAGCATCGGTTGACAATCTTCAAATGCTCACTTGGGAAAACAACAGAACTAAACACGTATCATAAATACCTAAAATATAACAAGGGAGTTCCAATAATGGCTTTCAACATCGAGGAATTTAAGGCTTCTGGTCCAGTTTTAGGCGGTGCTCGCCCATCACTGTTCTACGTGGTCATTCCAGATTGGCCGGGATCGACTACAGATTCACAAACCGCTTTTCGCTTCATGTGTCGCACGTCGAGCATACCGCCTTCACAGATTGGTGCTATTGATGTTCCTTACTTTGGTCGCCAAATTAAGCTGGCTGGTGATCGTGTTTATGCTGACTGGAACGTCACAATTATCAATGACGAATCATACAACATTCGTAAACCGATAGAATCGTGGCATAGTAATATGAACCAACACATTCAAAACCTTCCGACTGGTGGTGTTACGCCAGAACCAAGAAGCTACAAACGAGATGCCGTTATTCGCCACTATTCAAAAGATGGCAGCGTGATTGCTACGTATACAATTCGTGGCATGTTTCCGATTAACATTTCCCAAATGGGTCTCGATTGGGATGCTACCAATCAAATTCAAACATTTGATGTAGACTTTGCTCTCGATTACTGGTTGCCGGGTGATGATATCGGACTTGACGAAACAGCATTTGATCTCGAAAATGCGCGCAATCTCTTCAACGCACTCGTCTAATCGATTCATGGATAATATGATGTTCAAGGAGAATGCATTTTGGCCATAAGATTATTTGGATACGAAATAAAAAGAGCAGACGAAGAAACGAAACAGGAGTTGAATAAACCCTCTTTCGTCGAGCCAATACGCGACGATGGTTCTGTCAACATTGAAGCTGGCGGAAGCATGGGTGCTTTTGTCGATTTGGATGGTTCCATTCGAACAGAAGCCGAATTGGTTACAAAATATCGCCAAATGCTTTTGCAGCCAGAAGTGGAAAAAGCTGTAAATGAAGTTATCAATGAAGCAATCGTGGAAGAAGAAGGAGCGAATATAGTTTCTCTCATTCTCAAAGATGTAAATGGTTTGAGCAGCAAAACACAAAAGGCCATTAAAGAAGAATTCGATGTTGTTCTTGATCTGTTGAATTTCAAAAAGTCTGCATACGACATTTTTCGTAGATGGTTTATTGACGGGCGTCTTTATTACCATCAAGTGATCAACGAAAAAAAGCCGTATGAAGGAATCAAAGAACTTCGATACATTGATCCTAGAAAGATACGCAAAATACGAGAAGTTGTTAAGACCAAACACAAG